GCTCGAACTGTATTCTTCCACATTATTTTCCTAGGGACACCCTATAAGTATCCCAGATGTTGAACTATCTCCCGATAATCAACAATTGTTTTTGCTCCTGCCTTGATCCAATCTGCCTGTACCTTGTCACACCATACTATGTTCTGCTCGACCCGCTCCTCGTCCCAATCACGTGCTTGCAACCGTTGCCTTCTGACTTCAGCTGGCACGTCCAAAACGAACAGATCAACTCCAATTCTGAATCTCTTCAAAGCACTCACAATGTACTCAACTGGCCATTGAGTCATTATTCCTTTGTTCCCATTTTCAAGAGCCATTTGCAACGCTGCTATAGCTTCTAAGTCAGCCTTCGGATCCATGAAGACCTTCCTGTCCACCCTCTGACGCCAACCAACATATTTATAGACAGCAACATCCATATCAAGAAGCAACTTGTATCTTTCGCAGATCCAAGACTTTCCTGATCCGTTGGCCCCGAATATCAGACTCAGCCTAGGGCTTTTGTCCTGCTTGTCATCGCCTTTCTCTGCATGCAGTAACGGAACGAAATGAGGCATTGAGCTGACCCAAGCTCTTATTGAGGTATCGGTGACTTGAACAGCAAGCGAGACTTCTTGAGAAGGTGTCAAGGCTGTAAACCTGGCCTGCTGATCAGGCCGTAAGTATTCCATGAGGTTGACTTCTTTTCCACAAAGGTTCCACAGATATATATCAATTCCCATTCTGGCCAGTTGTTCTTCAAGATCAACCACCTTTCGAGGCATGTTCAGATGTCTGGCCCAATGCATGAACCGGTCAAAACTAAGCCGTTCAACCATTCTTTCATCACCAAGTTCGTACTTACGCTGAATTCGTCTTGGCCAAGTTTCTCTGGCCTCATCTCTCAGGCGCCGCTGTCTATAATGATGAAAACCAGCTCCAACTGACTCTTCAAGCAGGTAATTTCTGTATTCCTCCTTTCTTCCAGACCTCAACTGACTCAGAATGTGCTCATGTTTACGAAGCCAAGCCTCAGTTGCCTTGCTTGGCCAAAAGGACCTCGGCTTAGGCTTGCTTGGTATATTTGGGACAGGTTTGACATCACCCTTTGTACCTAACCATAATGGGTGTTTGGGATCTCTGAAACTCCACCACTCCAGAGGAATGTGCTTATCAGAACCTCTGGCATCTGGTTCAGGATACAGCACCATTAGTCTATCAAGAAAAGCAATCGCTAACTTTTGAGCCCACTCAAGTGGCATACCTCTCGAAACACACTCCCACCAATTGTCTGAGACTGATTGAATGCATGAATCGTACCACACACCAGGGTCTGTGTACCAATTGCCGCTTGCAAGTGTTGCCAAGATTTTAGCTAATGGCCGATGTGGCAGGTTCTTCCCTTGCATCTTACGTTGCAAGAATGAACTGCTTGGAGTCATCGAACTAGGTTTTGAATCTAAAACTGAATGCCCACCTTCTTGTTTGGCTGGCTGCATTCCATGACCCATGGCCGGCAAGGCAAACCCATACGTTATTGCCTGCAGCACACTGTAAAAAAGAAGAACTTCATCATCGCCCACCATAGCCTTGTACTTAACATCTGAGGGCACACCTAGTTCTTCCATGGTCCTAAATGCTGCTGTCTGATAAGCCCGATGCATATAGTTGTGGTCCAGCAGAGTGTTCCGTGACCCTGTATCTAAACCGTTGCAGATCCAATAGTTTTCTGACCCCTCACAAGGAAC